ATTTTTTGCCTAGTGGCTCATACTACATTTCCCGTTCACCTTGCCATTATTCATCCCGAATGATGGGGGGCTACTTAAGAGTCGCCTGACTCGCTACGATTATCCTAATTGGTCGGTTCCACCGCATAGAGGGCTGGGTGATGGCCCCGTGAAGAATGTACTAGGGTTTACCCCACTTGTCAAACAATGTATAGTTCACCAAACTTCCATAACTGGGTAAAGTATGAATGTGATTGATGCACTGCCAAACAACCTAAAGAAAAAAGGTCGCCCCAAGGGGGCTGTGAACAAGAAGTTCACTATGGCTACCTATGCTGAAAGACCTGCGGCTCTCCTGCCAAAGACTGAAGTTCAGCGCATCAAAGAACTCAAAGACCTCCTGATAAACAGTGCAGGTTCTAATGTTGTTCACAAAGCAATTGAGATTGCCATGAATGACGATCATCCTGCACAGGCGGCTATGCTCAAACTCTGTATGGATAGGATGCTTCCCGTCAGTCTGTTTGAGAAAGAAGGCAAGCAGCGTTCTGCTGTGAACATCACTATCTCCGGCATTGGCGGCGTTACCATTGGCGAAAATACTGTAGATGCTGAAGATATAGAACCAAAAAATGTCTGACCTCAATTTCTCACTCTTGCCCTGGCAACAAATTGTTTTTGCTGACAAAACGAGGTTCAAGGTTATTGCGGCAGGTAGGCGTTGTGGAAAATCTAGGTTAGCAGCTACTAGTCTAATTATTGAAGCATTGCAATGTCCTGCTGGCAGTGCTGTAATGTATGTGGCCCCTACAAACGGACAAGCACGACAAATTGTTTGGGATGTTTTGCTAGAGATTGGACGGGATGTTATCCAATCTAGCCACATCAACAATATGGACATCACCATGATAAATGGTGCAAAGATTTATGTTCGTGGTGCTGACAGACCAGACACCCTGCGGGGTGTGTCTCTTACCTATGTGGTGCTAGACGAGGTTGCAGACATTAAGCCTGAAGCCTGGGAGCAGGTGATTCGTGCTTCTTTGTCAGACAAAAAGGGCAGAGCCATATTCATCGGCACTCCCAAGGGGCGCAACTTCTTCTACGATATTTTTAAACTTGGTCAGTCAGGAGATGACCCAGATTGGAAGTCCTGGCACTTCACAACCCAAGATAACCCATTGATAGACCCAACTGAGATTGAGTCTGCCAAGAAAACGCTGTCATCCTTTGCTTTCAAGCAGGAGTACTTGGCGTCCTTTGACAACGCAGGAAGCGATGTTTTTAAAGAAGATTGGATCAAATATGGCGTGGAACCTGAGTATGGTAGTTACTTCATTGCAATCGACTTGGCGGGATTTGAAGAGGTGGCTAAGCAAGCTGCTAACGCGAAAAAAAGACTAGATGAGAGTGCCATTGCAGTGGTCAAAGTCACTGAAGATGGCAAATGGTTTGTCAAAGAAATTGACCACGGGCGGTGGGACATTCGGGAAACTGCTGCCAAAATCCTGATGAAGATGCGGGATTACAGGCCAATTTCGGTGGGAATCGAGCGTGGGGCGCTTAAAAACGCTGTTTTGCCGTACCTCAGTGACCTGATGCGAAAAAATAATGTATATTCCCACATAGTTGACCTAACGCATGGCAACAGGAAAAAGACAGACAGAATCATCTGGAGTCTCCAAGGGCGGTTTGAGCATGGGCGAATTGTGCTGAACTCTGAAGAAGATTGGGATGCATTCACCGATCAACTCTTGATGTTTCCTGCCAATGGCGTACATGATGACCTTCCTGATGCTTTGAGTTATATTGACCAATTGGCGGTCACATCTTACTTTGAGGGTGAAGAAGATGATGAGTGGGAGCCTGTAGACATCATATCGGGGGTTTAATGGCAACAGATAAGCAAGAAAAGCTAGAGCAAAATCAATTCTATGAGCCTACACAGGCTGATAAAGAACTGACTGATTTTGTTGTTGACCATTGCAATCGCTGGCGTGACTACAGAGATACCAACTTCCTCCCAGATTGGCTTGAATACGAGCGAATCTTTCGTGGTCAGTGGGCTGTTGAAGACAAAACCCGTGAGTCTGAGCGTTCACGCATCGTAACCCCTGCCACACAACAAGCCGTAGAGACTCGCCATGCTGAGATCATGGAAGCTATCTTTGGTCAAGGCGAATTCTTTGACATTCAAGATGACATTCGGGATGTGAACAACAACCCCATCGATGTGGGCATCATCAAAGCCCAGTTGATGGAGGATTTCAAGCGGGACAAGATTCGCAAATCCATTGACCAGATCGAGTTGATGGCAGAAATCTACGGCACAGGCATTGGCGAGATTGTCGTTAAGACTGAAAAGCAGTTTGTGCCTTCTACTCAGCCGATTCCTGGTCAAATGGGCCAAGCAGCCATTGGCGTAGTGGAAAAAGACAGGGTTTCGGTCAAGATTTCACCTGTGAACCCCAAAAACTTCCTATTTGACCCCAATGGAACCTCAGTTGATGACTGCATGGGGGTGGCAATTGAGAAATACATCTCTATTCACAAGATTGTTGAAGGCATTGAGCGTGGAATCTACCGAAAAGTAGACATTGGCACTGCTGGTGAAGATACTGACCTGGAGCCAACCCAAGAGGTTAGCCAGTATCAGGACGAAAAGGTGCTTTTGCTGACCTACTATGGTCTGGTTCCCCGTGAATACTTGGAGAATCTCAGAGAAAGCAAAGAGATTGTTGAGTTGTTCCCTGAGAACTCCACTGCTGAAGACTACACAGACATGGTTGAGGCCATTGTCGTGATTGCCAATGATGGGCAGTTGCTCAAAGCAGAGGCAAATCCTTACATGATGAAGGACAGGCCCGTTCTGACCTACCAAGATGACACGATTCCTAATCGTCTTTTGGGTCGTGGAACAGTGGAAAAAGCCTTCAATATGCAAAAGGCTATTGATGCTCAGATTCGTTCTCACTTGGATTCATTGGCACTGACTACTAGTCCCATGATTGCAATGGATGCAACCCGTCTGCCTCGTGGTGCTAAGTTTGAAGTCAAGCCTGGGAAAGCCATTCTCACCAATGGCGCACCTTCAGAGATTCTGTATCCCTTCAAGTTTGGTCAGACTGATGGCAACAACCTAGCCACTGCCAAGGATTTCGAGCGAATGCTTCTGCAATCCACTGGAACTTTGGATTCTCAAGGCATGGTCAGTGCTGGCGCTAGAGACATGGGCCAAGGCGGTATGTCTATGGCAGTCGCCACCATCATCAAGAAGTACAAGCGTACTCTGGTGAACTTCCAAGAAGACTTCCTGATCCCCTTCATTCAGAAGGCAGCTTTCAGGTATATGCAGTTTGACCCAGAGCGTTACCCCTCTGTGGACATGACCTTCATTCCTACTGCCACTTTGGGCATCATTGCCCGTGAGCATGAGCAACAGATGTTCATTGGTTTGCTCCAGACCCTTGGCCCCAACACTCCTGTGTTGCCACTGATTCTGAAGGGTGTTTTGGCTAATTCTTCACTGACCAACCGCTATGAACTGATGGAGCAGTTGGACAAGATGAGCCAGCCTAATCCGCAAGCAGAGCAAATGGCTCAGATGCAACAGCAGTTGGCTATGCAAGCTGCACAGGCTCAGATTGCTGTGAATGCAACTCAAGCTGAACAGAATCGTGCAGAAGCTGAGAAGTTGAAGATAGAAACTCAGTTGATGCCACAAGAAATGCAAGCCAAGAGCATGGCGGCAATGACCAAGAACCTGCCAAATCAAGACGATGCTGGTTCAAAAGAGTTTGATAAGCGGGTTAAGATTGCTGAATTGATGCTCAAAGAAGCTGACATTAAGAACAAGTCCAAGATTGTCGAGTTGCAAATGGCTGACAAGAAGGGCAAAATGTCGAGCGTTGAAGATGAGTTTCTCAATCGTCTTTCAAGGGAATTGACCTAAATGGACATTGCCGATCTTGAGCGTAAGCTAGGAATTGATGGTATTTCTGCTGAACAGCAGATGGAGATCATTTCCGCTTTGCAACAGTCTGCCGCAGAGAAGATTGCCAAGGCTAAGAGCGAGTCTATTGGCAAGGGCGCTGAACTTGTTATCCAAGGCTTGAAGAAGATCAAGTCAGACATGGAGCAAAAGTTTGCTCAGTTGAATGGCGAGATTCAGAGCAAAGTTGCCTCTATTCAAGATGGTCAGGATGGCAAAGATGGCAAAGATGGACGGGATGGCAGACAAGGGCCAGCAGGGTCAACAGGGCCAACAGGGCGAGATGGTGTACCTGGGCGTGATGGAGTTGATGGCGCTAATGGTACTGGTGTTGCCTCTGCTCGCATTGATTTTGATGGTAGCCTTGTCATCACTCTTGATAACGGTCGTGAGATTAATGCTGGTGAGGTTGTTCCTTTTGATATTGCTGAACGCATCAAAGTCATTACTAATGGTGGCGGCACTTCTCAGTATGTACTTGATACTCTAGCAAGTCTCCAGGCTCAAATCAGTGCTATCAGCGGTGGACTGGTCTACAAAGGCACTTGGAACGCATCCACAAACTCTCCAACTCTGGCATCTGGAACTGGAACCACCAATTGGTACTATGTTGTCAGCACTCCTGGTTCAACCAATCTTGATGGAATCACTGACTGGAAAGCTGGTGATTGGCTAATCTACAACGGCACTGCTTGGCAAAAGATTGACCAAAGTTGGGCTATTGCTGGCGCTAATGACAACATCACTTCCATGACTGGTGTCACAGGCGGTATCTCATCCCCTGATTTCATCCAGTTTGATACTACCGCAACTGTTACCAACGCTATTGGCAAGTTGTATTGGGATGATACTCAGCAAACTTTGACTGTTGGCTTGACAGCAAATATTGCTGCTGATGTTGGGCAGACTTTGTATGCCTATGTCACCAATGCTGAATCTGTGACCATCAAAAAAGGTCAGCCTGTTTATATGTTTGGCGCTCAAGGTGACCGTATGACGGTCAAACTTGCATACAACACAGGGGATGCAACTTCTGCAAAGACTGTTGGCCTTTGTGCTGAAGATATTGGTGCAAATCAGACTGGCTTAATCTTGTGTCAAGGGGTTCAAGATGGCTTGAATCTGGGGTCATACACTGCTGGCGACACTCTATATCTTGGCGCTACTGCGGGTAGTTTGACTGCTACCAAGCCTTATGCTCCCAACCACCTTGTTTATATTGGCGTTGTAGAGCGAGCTAATAACGGCAATGGTCGTTTGTATGTTCGTGTACAAAACGGCTATGAGATGGATGAGTTGCACAATGTGTCGGCTCAGAATCCTACCAATGGTCAAGTGTTGATTTATAACGAATCAACAAGCCTATGGGAAAAGCACACGCTTACTGCTGGAACGGGCATTGGCATTAGCAATGGCGCTGGTTCTATCACTGTTTCAAACTCAGGCGTTACTTCTGTAACAGCTACTTCACCAGTTGCATCTAGTGGTGGTGCAACTCCTGCCATTTCTTTGGCAAGTGGTTATGGAGATACGCTTAACCCATACGCATCAAAGACTGCTAACTATGTGTTGGCGTCTCCAAATGGTAGTTCTGGTGTACCCACTTTCAGAGCAATTGTTGCTGCTGATATTCCTACTCTGAACCAGAACACCACTGGAACTGCGGCATCTACACCTAAACTCTTGACTACAAACTTCACTATTGAAGAAAGTGGTGGTAAGTTGTTGTTCAAGTATGGGGCAACGACTATTGCATCAATGTCTTCAACTGGAGTCATTACATCTGCAACTAACATAGTTGCAAATGGAACACCTTAAAGGAAAGTAAATCATGGCACAAATTACACTTAATTCAACTGGAGTTGCTAGTAACGGCTCTCTTGTTTTGCAGAGCAATGGAACTACAGCCGCAGTCACTATTAACACTTCACAGATTATTGGCGTGGGTATTACACCTAGCGCTTGGGGGACTGGATTTCAATCTGTAATTGAAACAAAGAATGTTGGAGCTTTATCGGCTGCTGGCCCCTACATGTCAATTCTTGCAAATGCGTATTACAACTCCAGTAACCAGTACATTTATACAACATCAAATCCAGCAACACATTATGCTCAAGTGGTAGGTCAGCATCAATGGTTTAACGCCGCTTCTGGCACAGCAGGTAACGCAATCACCTTCACCCAAGCAATGACCCTTGATGCCAGCGGTAACTTGGGTATTGGGACAACTTCGCCATCGGCTAGACTTTCAGTTATTGCGGCGTCTGCTAACAGTACGGCGGCAACCATTGGCGGTATTGAATATGGTGGAAGCAAGCGTGGCTTGACTATCAAAACTTTCAATAGCGCAGGCGGTGATGATTGCGGCGTTGAATTCAATGCGGCAAATGGATTGGGTGGATATGGCGCTTTTAAATTTGCGGCTAATACAACGACACTTGCAACCATCGACTCCAGCGGTAACTTGCTGGTGGGGAAGACATCATCATCAGCAACTACTGGAGATGGTTTTGGATTTTCTAATGATGGGCAAGGCCATGCAGTCTCTGCATATACGACAAACGCGGCTTATACATGGAGAGTGTATTCAACAGGCGCAGCTGCATATCGTTTTTATGTGGGCTATGGCGGCACTGTTTATGCAACAAGCACCACTATTACAGCTATTTCAGATCAGCGACTAAAAGAAAACATCCGTGATTTGGATGATGGACTTGATGTGGTTATGGCGTTAAAGCCACGAAAATTTGATTGGAAAGAAGGTAAAGGCGCAGATATTAAGAACGCCCGTGGATTTATTGCTCAAGAATTTGAAGCCGTATTGCCTGACATGATTGAAGAATGGGCAGACCCTGCACCAGAAGGTGAAGAGCCATATAAAGCAATCAATGCCAATTTGATTCCCACATTGGTCAAAGCCATCCAAGAACTAAAAGCAGAATTTGATGCCTACAAAGCATCACACCCATAAACCTTAAAGGAGTAAACCATGTCAACAATCGTTTGGAATGTGAGTCAATTGGATAGACAAACCTCAGATGGTTTTGTCACTACAG